GGGCGGTGGCTGGCGACGGATCGGATGGCGGTGTTTGGCAAGGGGTCGGACGAGTCGTTGATTCATTGCGGGCACATGGCGGAGACGGAGGCGTTGCAGCGGTATATCGGGATGGAGTACGGGGCCATTGTCTGCGACGAGGCGAGTTTGTATCCGGTGACGGCGGACGGGACGACGCCGCTGGCGGAATTGAGCACACGGGCGCGGAAGGTGTACGACGAGGTGTGGGGGCCTGGCGGGAAGAAGGTGCCGGCGACGGTGATGCCGCGGTTTCTGCCGGTGACGAATCCGGGCGGGCCGAGTGCGGGGTTCCTGCGGGACTTCTTCATTGACAAGAGTCCCGATCTCGAGCGGTATCCGGCGCTGCGTGAGGACTACGACCCGGACGAGTGGGGGTATCTGCCGGCGAGCTTGGATGACAACCCGTATCTGCCGCCGGATTATGAGCGGTCGTTGGCGGTCCTGAACAAGACGCGGTACGAGCAGTTGCGGCACGGGGACTGGAACGTGTTTGCGGGGCAGTTCTTCGGGGAGTGGACGCCGTCTCAGCACGTCGCTGAAGCCGTCTTAGCGTGAGACAGCTTGAGATCCCGCGGGACACGACCTGGCTCTGCTCGATGGACTGGGGCTTCAACGCGCCGGGGGTGATTTTGTGGTGGGCGGCAGTGGGAGACGGCCATTGGCACATCGCGCGGGAGTACAAGTTCCAGCACACGAGCGTCGAGGACGTGGCGCGCGGGTGGAAGCAGCGCAACAAGGACTGGGGTCTGAAAAAGATTCTGTACGTCGCGGCAGACCCAAGCATGTGGGCAAAAACGGGACATGGCAAGGGCGAATCGATAGCCGAGACCTTGATGCGGTTTGGGCTACCGATGTTGAAGGGCGACAACGACCGCAAGAACGGCTGGCAGCGGTGTCACGAGCTGTTGCGGATGGCGCCCGATGGGACCCCGTGGTTGACCGTGGACGTGTCGTGTACCTATGGGCTCCGCTCCCTGCCCGCGCAGGTGAGTGACGACAAGGACCCGGACGACATTGACACGGGCGGGGACGATCACTGGGTCGATGCGTGGCGGTACGGGGCGATGAGTCGGTTGGTCCGGGGCGCGCGATCGGTCAAGGGTCCCACGCCGGGGCCGATGAGTCTGGGCTGGATCAAGCAGCAGGCGCGGGTAGAGCAGGGGATTCTGAGCCGACGATGACACCGAAGCTCTGGAAAGTGAACGTGTTCGAGGCGGATGGGCGCGCGTGGATCGCGTACGTGCGCGAGATCGGGACCCACATGGAAGGCCGCGACACGCGGACCATCTATGACTATATCGCCATCGACCGACACGCGTGGGACGTGACGGTGCAGGCGCGCGTGGCGCAGGCATGACACCGGGCTACTGGAAAGAGCAGATTGACCTCGCCACGGCCGTGCGCGTGTCGCACGAGCGCTGGTGGGAGGCCAATCTCAAGGCGTACGCCCCGCAGGCGGGCGACAGCCCCGACATGTACGGCTCCACGGTCAACACCAACCGGGACTTCACGAACGCGGAGCGCAAGAAGGCGGATCTGTTCTACCAGAGCCCGGAAGTCACGTTGCAGCCGACCCCGCTCATGGAGCAGCCGCTGCCGAGTGGGCAGACGGACCCAATGACGGGCCAGCCGGTGCCGCTGCTGGATGCGCAGGGGCAGCCGGTGAAGTTGTCGGCGGCGCTGCAGGCGCACCAGGAGATTGTCAACGAGCAGTTGGGGACGGACGGGGTGGATGCGCTGGCGCTCATGGATTCGGTGCTCTTTGACATTGAGGTTCCGGCGGGGTTTGGCTGGTCGGTCATGGGCTACGAGGCCGTGACGGTGCCCGTGCCGCAGATGAATCCGGCGACAGGGCTCGAGGAACAGATCCCCGTGCCGATTCACGAGTCCTGTTTCTGGGAGCCGCTGTCGCCGAAGCAGGGCCTGATCCCGCACAACTACCGTTCGACGCAGTACGACAAGGCGCCCTGGCTGGGACACAAGTTCGAACTGCCCCTGACACCGGGGAACCGCACGCGGTTCAAGCTGCCGGCGGACTTCAAGGGGGCGAAGGCCGGCGCGCCGCTGCATTTTGACCACGGCACGGGGCAGACGACGGCCACCGAGCAGGTGTTTACCGGCACGAAGATTTGGTACAAGTCGCACCTGTTCCGTGAGGATCGCCCGCATCCGGACCACTTGACGGAGTTGGTGTTGGTTGACGGGATTGACGAGCCCGTGATTGAACAGGACTGCCCGTACCAGACGCTGGGGCCGAACGGCGGGTTGACGCCGGATTCGCTGCTCGGGTTCCCGATCCACATCTTCACGCTACGGACGATGACGGATTCGGCGTATGTGCCGAGTGATTCGACCATGATTCGCCCGCTCGTGAACGAGCTAAATCGGTTCCGCGAGCAGATGGTCGAGTATCGGGACGCGCAGACGCTGCGGTGGCAGTACAACGTCGACACGCTGCCGGCGGATGCGGTGCAGAAGATGGTCCGCTCGCCCATCGGGGGCATGATTGGCGTCCCTGGCGAGGCGTTTCTGGGCGAGGGCGCGATCAAGGAACTGCCGCACGGGTCGATGCCGCGGGAGTCGTTCACGTCGAATGACTACATCGACAACGACATTGCCCGCACGACTGCGATTGACGCCGCGGGGGCGGGCGTGCAGTCGACCGGCTCGAGCACGGCGACGGAGCAGCAGATTGTCGCGGCCAATGCCAACGCGCGCATGGACAAGGAGCGCGGCCGGCTGCTGTCGCAGTACATCAAGGCCGTGACGAAGTTCTCAACCCTGCTGCAGCGGTATCTGCCGGTCGAGAAAGCGGCGGCGATTGTCGGCCCCGAGCGGGCGCAGGTGTGGGACCTGTGGCGGACGCAGACCCCGAGCACGCTCGCGTTCACGGCGCTACCGGATTCGGCGCTGCGCGTGGACCAGGCGGTGGACCGGAAGCAGGCACAGGAGCTGTACTCGTTCCTGGCGAATGATCCGTTCGTGAACCGGCAAGTCCTGCTCGAAAAGTTGCTGAGGAAATTCCACCGGGCCCCGGCCACGATCGTGCGGCAGCCGGACCCGCCGAAGCCCGAGCCGCCCAAGCTGTCGTTCAGCTTCAAGGGCGAAGATCTGGTCGCGGCGCAGGCGCCGATTGTGCTGGAGATTGCGGCGCAGCTCGGGATCAAAATCTCGCCCGAGATGGTCACGCTCTCGCAGCAGATGTTCCTGCAGGCTGAGCAGATGGCGCAGGCCGAAGCCGCGGAACAGGAAGCGCAGAAGGGCTCAGAGAAACACGGCGGGAAGGTCGCGCAGCAGGAGAGCCTGAGCAAGCACGCGAGCGACCTGACGGGCGGGATGCAGAACACCGGGGCACCGGCCGCATTGGGGGCCGCGGGGGGCATGATTCAGTGAACGCCGTGCTCGACCGCGCCGAGAAGATCCACGGCTGGATGGATCGCGAAGAGTTGGCCTGGCTCGCGGAACAGGCGGCGGCGGCGCACAAGACGGTCGAAGTGGGCTGTTGGCGTGGCCGGAGTACGACGGTGATGGCCGAGGCCACGTCTGGCACGATCTGGTGCGTGGACCCGTGGACGGGAACACAGGACGCGCCCCACAAGCCGGTCAAGCGCGACGTGCTGCGGATGTTTGCGGAGAACCTGTGGGATCACATCGCCACGGGGCGGGTGCAGGTGCTGCCGGCCCGCTCGCTGGTCGCGCTGGATGTGCTGCGGTACCTGGCGCCGTTTGACTTCGTGTTCCTCGACGGGGATCACGCCTACGACTCGGTGGCCCCGGAGATCGAGGCGTTCCGGCCGCTGGTGCGGCCTGGCGGGATTTTGGCGGGGCACGATTACGCGAACGACCGCTGGCCCGACGTGACGCGGGCCGTGGATGAACGGGTGCCCGACCGGAAGCTCGTGCATTCGATCTGGTGGACGCGCGTATGACGTGTGAGGCGTGCGGCCAGACCGTCACCATTGGCGAATGGCCGTTCTGCCCCCACGGCACGCCGAACGTGGGCGTGATTGACGACCAGATCGAGGGGGGCCCGCGGTTCTTCGACACGATGGGTCACGAGCCGGTCTGGATCGAGAGCAAGTCGCAGTGGCGGGCGGAAGTCGCGGCGCGGAATCTGGTGAACGTGGACAAGCATGACCGGGCCTACTACCAGCGAAAGTTCCGAGAGCATGATGAACGTCTCAGGGACACAGGAGCCAAGGCGTGATCGAGCCAGTGGTGTCACCAGTCAATCACGACGACAAGCTGGTGCTCAAAATCACGATCAAGGGACTGACGGGGCTGCTGGTGCAACGCGACCACGAGACGGTCGAGGACACCTGGTTGCGCGCACGCCAGATCGTCGCTGGCAATACCGCATCCTCCAGTGGTTCGGGATCTGCTGATGTGTGACTGTGAGAGTCCGATGCCGTATCGGCGCCCGAGTGGCATGGTGATCTGCCAGTACTGTGGCGGACGGATACACGAGAAGGTGGAGAAAACAGTTAGACCGTAAGACGTTGACGTTGGTCTAGGGGGCACCCGAACCGTACCTGCTCGGTACGTGACCAACGACAGAGAGCACACAAGGATCAGAGCGCCTTGATGGACCTGCACAACGCAGGGCTGTCGGGGCGCTTTTTTGTTGTGCTCGTTTTTTTGAGGACGAATGGAAGACACAGCAGGTTTAGGCGGTAACACAGGGGGTACGGCCGACGTCGCGACATTCGCGTCTGCGGACTGGTCTGCCCCGGTTGATTCGCCATCAGCCGAACCCGCGACCGAGACCACCACGCCACTGGCGGCGGCACAGCCAGGGTCTGAGTCGGCGGCACCCACCCCACAGGAGACTGAGCGCAGCCCGTATGTCGATCGGCAGCGGTTCGATACCGTCAACGATCGGATGAAGGCCGCCGAAGAGTGGAAGCAACAGAATGCGTGGTGGGCCGAGAACAAGGTCCTCCGCGAAGCCGCCGAGCGCATCGCTAAACATCAGGCGAACCCGCTCGGGTTGCTGACGGAGTTGATCAACGATCTCAGCCCCCATCCGGAGTACGGCCCGCAACTGCGGTCCTTTCTGGGACAACAGTTCGGCGGCCTCCGCCAGCGTCAACAACCAACCGCACCAGAAGCCCCCACACCCGACGTCTCTATTCGAGACGAACACGGGAACGTGGTGGGTCAGACGTATTCCGCCGAGGCGTTAGCCAAACGTGATGCGTTTCTGGAGCAACAGCTCCTCGCGAAGATCGAACAGACCTACGCGCCAAAGCTGAAGACGCTGGAGACCATTGAGCAGGAACGCGCGACGGCCGCTGCCCAAAAGCAGGCGGACACGTTCGCGAAAACGTTCCACGACGAGTTGCAGGCGTTGCCGAACTTCACGGCACACGCACCCGCCATTGCGGCGGAATTGCAAGCCCTGCGGCTCGACGCCAACGCGCATCCCGCCGAAGTCAATGCGGCGACGTATCGCGCGTATCTCAAGGTCGTGTTGCCCACCCTCGACACTGCCGCGCAGTCGAAACTGATGGGACAGCTACAAACCAAGGCGGCAGCCAGCCTGACGGGGGTCAATCCCGCGGCGGCTGCACCCACGTCTACGGGCAACATCCGGTCGTTCAGCGATCCGGGGTTGACCTGGTAGCGAGGACCACACATGGCGAACCCCAACGTGGGCCAGCGCGTGGCATCCAACTGGGAATTGGTCGTCAAGACCAAGCCCGAGGATCAGATCCACGATGACTACTGGCTCTTCAATCGGCTCTCGAAAGGCGAGGGCTTTGTCGGCAAGTCGGGCGGCGACTACATCGTCTGCCCGATCGAGTACGGCCTGAACACGACCGTCGCGTCCTACGCGGACCTCGACACGATCTCGACCACGCGCGGCGACGTGTTCGACCGCTACGAGGCGCAGTGGAAAGAGTACGCCGGGACCTACGTCATTTCCGATCTCGAGAGCGATCGGAATGCCGGCGAAGGCCAGGTGTTCGATCTCCGCGCAGCCAAGCTCGAGAACCTCAAGAACTCGATCAAGGGCACGTTCAACGCGGATCTCTTCGGTGCGGGCACGGCGAACAGCTCGAAGGTCTTCACCGGCCTCCAGGCGCTCGTCGCGGTCTCGCCCAGCTCTGGCGTCGTCCAGGGCATCGATCGTGGTTCGTACTCCATGACCCGGAACATCCAGGTCACGGGCACGCAGACCACGAGCGCGTATGACAACCTCCGCGCCACCATGCGGTCGGCGTACAACCAGGCGTCCAACGGCATCTCCGGCGA